ACGATCCAAGCTAACCTTTTATTCCCCATCAAGCATCCTGTGCCACGCTTAAAGGCGCGTGGCCAGCCTCCGCTTCACAGCATATACCCAGATGAATAAGTAACACGTATTACGTCCAGCTCCTTTCGGAGCCATTAAACTGACGCTTATACATGTTATTCTTCATCAGAGGTACTTAGCTGAGATATCGCGGAAATACCCGAAACACGGGGTTAGGATTTGTATTGATGCTTAGATCCAATCAGAGATTGAACCCGTTTTGGTCAATTTCTTCGTCAGATCAACTCCCTCACGGGAGCTAACCATTGGAGGTGAATACTTAACAACGTTCCTGCTACATCGCTTTCCATTCCTCATATAAGTACGTCTGATCACAATCTTTTGCCAAGTTATAGCTTGAGATGGTGCCTCAGATAAATATGAGTAATCGTGATCCCAGAAGTTTTTTAATCCTTCAGGGTCATCATCATGCCTCTTTAGAGCTTGCCAATAATAGGGAAGCTGAGACTTAATGAACCTCTTCTTTGAAGTGGCCATGAGAAAGTGGAATCTGTACCATCGACTTCCAGCCGTGAACAAAACGGAAACTGGCGACCATGGTAAAATCCGCATACCGAGGGGATAATCCCCGGGTGATGTAACTTTAATACCTGCCGTATCCGGATAACTGGGCGGCACACGAAGAATAAGTTGCTCAACTTGCGCTATCTCAGTCAAGAGATAGTACAGCGTCGAACGGATCTCATCTTCATGCCACCTTCTTGTTAAGCCATTGTAGGCTTTATACAAGAAGGCGGAGTACTGAGAACGAGTTAATAGTTGACGTTCCCCTTGTAAGAAATAAGGGCGCACATCAACACCACGGTAAAAGTCAGCACCGCAGGATTCTCGAAAGGGAGCCTTAACAAAGGTCTTATCCAAGTTGAGCACAAGCTTCAGTTGCGGAAACACCGCCCTGACGTACTTGTGTAACTTCGAAGGGTAAATTAAATCATCTCCGAAAACGGAGAATACACCTTCAACTTTCGCTAACTCCCCAATCGCCTTGATGATACAGTAAAACACCAAGGTTTCCACTGGAAAAGTAAAACCGTTTCCCATCGGTAAAACCGATTCTGTGTAGAAGGATTTGACTATACCATCAGGTTGCTTGACGCAAACCTGATGAGTCATAGCCTTCTTCAATGCACAGTACCACTTACGTGGTAGGATACGGTTCAGATTCTCAGAAACAAGAGAATCAGACGCAGCAGAAAGGTCAGCAGTAGCGTGTGTTTTGCTAAGGCTGAACTTCTTTACAAGGTTCTGATGACGCGCCTGAAGGCGACGTATATCTAACCCATGTTCTGCAAGACGGTCAGTCACTTGTTGCCCCACCCCATAGCTGTAGAACAGCGAAAGGAGTGTGAGCGGTGTGATTGTCCGATACGTCTTCCAACTTTTGGGGACATTGACCAAGTTTAGGGATTCGTGCTGCAAGTTTTCGTCATTGCCTTCTAAAGGCAGCGCGGCAACTATGTGGCTGAGTAACTCATCTTGCGAAAGATAAGCTTCAAAGAACCACCTTGAGCACTGAGAGGAACCTGTAAATGCACGCACATTCGATAATTTCTCATCGATGTATGCAAGGCTTAACGGGCACCCGATCGAGCTCTTCTTTCCAAATCTTGCGAACTTTATGGTGTCTTGGGGTTTGTATTCCCCTAATATCCGACGCGCGATAGTACGCGCTCTACGAACGACTGCGAACCCTAAGGGTGGCAGAGGTTTATACGTAGCGAGACGCTCCTGCTCAGTAAAGTACTTACTGAGTGTTTTTTCTTGGAGCTGCTCATCGGTAAGAACATCATTCGCAAAACGGTACTTCTTAAGAAGGTTTTGTAACTGCGCATACCGCTTAAAGCGGCCTGCTGGAATTATGCCGATTTCAGGAAATACATCCCCTCGAAAGGCTTCCAGATCAGTAAAGGCAGCCTCAGCTCTTTTGCAAAAGCTGGGACCTTCAGAAGTACGGAAATCCCTGAGTAAGTGGTTCCACAAACCAGTGGCCACTCTGTCCGTATCAAATAGACACGGTTTCTTACGTTTCTGCATAGGTAGTCACCTGATGTAGAGTTTGAACCCACAAATCCACGCTATAGAGAGCTGATAATCAAATAAGTCATATTATATAGCCATTTTCCAATGGCATCTATAATACAGTTTATAGACTCAAATGAAAACCAGTTCTCCATTAAGACGTGGTACCGATGTTGTAAAAGTCATCAACAGCGGCTACGAAGATCATCTGAGCAACAGACAAACGGAGGTCAAGGACCTCCGCAGCAGTCATCTCAGGATGAAGCTCAAACTGAACACGCCCGAGGTTATGTACCAAGGATGCATCAGCAATTTGCTTGGGATGGACAAGTGTAAACTGTCTTTTCCCCTTCGTGTAGGATCCGTCAGAATTCAAGGACGGCTCTCGGCTTATGAACGATGCGTTTTTCCGAAGCAGAAAGTTCGCTTCAGAGGAATCGATCACATAAGTGCCATTCTTTACCTCTCTACTACCTTCTACGAAGGTAATAGCAGAACCACCAGTCGCAGCGCAACTAGTAGCAGTTTCGTTAATTACTAGACCTTTGATGGCCATAGCTTAACTCCTTATTTATTTCAGCCGTTTAAGTATCGGCTGTAGGATTAGAGCGAGCGAATCAATCGTTTTGTAAAGATCGATTACGTCACCGCCCGTAAATTGGGGTAAAAGAGGAAGGCTTTGATTAACGACACGTGAGTATTCTTCATAGTTCCAATAAAGCTGGTTGCTTTTTAAAGGCGACCAGTCCATATAGGGACTCTGTTGTACACGCCACTGTGTTCCAACCGTAACTTTACGGCGAATCTTCTTACCAACGGTGTTCCCGAGTATCGTTATTCCAGGTTTGATCCTGTAAGAAGCGAGCCAAGGGCCTATGGTAAACAGCCAATCCACAACAAAAGATAGTCGGGTTAATTCCCAAGCTATCTCTGGTAGAAATTCGGGCGAAAGCCCAAACTTCTCAGCACTAGTTAAGGCATACTCTTGCCTGTACTGTACTGATGCGTACGCAGTCAATTCGTCCACTCTTGTGGGTGTTAACTGGTAACCGAAGTAGCTTTCTCCACTTATGAAAGTTGGAAGAGACGTTTTTGTCTCACGCTTCTTCTTCGCCCGTGCACGTCGAATTGTGGAAGGATTAAACTCCTTCCTACCTGTTTCTGCAACCATCTCCATCACATCTCTGATTGTTATTACAAGCGGTCTAAGACCGTAACGTAATTCCAACCATGTATCCGAGGCATCTTTTAAACCTTGGACACTCAGTTTCCCTAACTTCGCAAGTTTTACTTGCTTCTGCAACTTTATTAAGTTATGCAGATGTTTGAAGCTGTTCTGAGAGAGAAATTCCCTCAGAGCCGATAAGGGATTCCGAATCGTTTGAAGCGTCTCTCGGAGTTCACCGATAGACTCTCCCAACGACAGATCTGCTTGACGTACTCGTCCGTAAGCCGTTTGAAGGGCTCTATCGGAGAGATCGGTCATTGCGGATGGCATTGTTTTGTCAGCCAAAAGGCTGAGACCAACAAGACAAGGATTTCCTGTTTGTTTAAAACAGTAGTTCCAGGTAGTGTTTAGGTCCGTCCGTCTCACGTAATGTGAAACTTCGGCTACCATTACCTCTTCCTTCCAAACTTTGTAGGGGTTAGTTCGATAGATTCCGGGAATAAATTTCCCTGAATCTACAGAGATCTTCCCTTCATCCAACACCTTCGAGGAAACCGTAGTCCCCTCGTAGAGTACAGGTTGTACGCTTGGAACATCTTTATGTTCCAACCAGTACTTCGTGTAAACGGATGATTCATAGCTTGGCATGAAAGCCTCCACATGAAGATTATTGTGGAACCGGATAGTCCCCACCACGGGGAC